AATATATCTTTATATTTCTAATTTAATATTTATATTTATAATAATTTTGTTATATATATTTATCTTTCTTTATATTTATTTATGTATATATTTATATAAAAATACTAATAATTAAAAAATTCAAAGTTATTACTTTTTTTTTAAATAAAAAAATGTTATATTTATACTATGAACATAGCAGTAAAAATTAGAAGACACGAAAATCAAACTGAATACTACGATTTAAAACTATCTACATACAAAGAAACGATAGAAGGAAAATTTTCTAAAGAAGATTTAAGATACTTGATTCAGCAAATAGATAATGAGATAATATAATGCCTAAAAAACCATCAAGAAAAAATTTAATTAAAAAACTTGATAATGTTTTTAGTCAATATATAAGAAGAAGATTTGCAGTTAATGGAGTTACAAAATGTGTAACTTGTGGTAAAGAAGATTTTTGGAAAGGTGGAGAGATGCAAGCTGGACATTTTATAAGTAGAAAGCATTATGCGACAAGGTGGGATGAGACTAATGTGCAAAGTCAATGTCGGTAGCTGTAATGTTTACAAATATGGTGAACAATTTAAATTTGGAATGTATTTAGAAGATGCTTATGGAAAAGGAACTGCTGTAGCATTACAACAAAAAAGCAGAGAAATCACAAAATTTAGTGATATTAGAATAAAAGAAATGATAGAATATTACAATAAATTACTAACTAACTTAAAATAATTCTTGTTTTGTTTTGTTTTCTGAAAAGGGGTTGGCTTCGGTTAGCCTCTTTTTTTTTTGCTTTATTTTAAATTATTTTATAAACATAGTTGTTAATTAAATAAAAAGTATTATATTTACATATAACATTAAAACAAAACAAAATGAAAAACTTAAACAAATTACAAGAAAACTATTTATCTAATGTCCAATTACTACAAGCATTAGGTTATCCAACAGATTTATTTGACAATTTATATATTGAAAATTTTAAAGAAATAAAATAAAAAAACTATGCATTACAGAATAACAACACAAGACAGTCAAATTATTAGAGAAAAAGATTATTTTAAAGCATACAGATATTCTTTATTTAACAAATGTATTTTAGAAAAAGTTAATGGCTCTGGAGTAGGAATAGAAATTAATAATTTTACAAACTTATGAAAAACGAAACTATACACGAAACAGTAAAAGACTTATACACTTTTAAAAATATGCAGATAGATGCATTACAAAAAGAACTATGTAGAGCAAATAAAAGAATAACTAATTTAGAAACATTTATATTTGAGTTATGTGATGACAGTTGTCCAGAATCATATAAAGATATAGTAAAAAAAGAAGTACTAAATGACTTTACAAGAGATTAACTTTCATACTAATTATGAGCTACTAGCTAACTTATTGTTAGAGTTTAACAAAACTAAACCTAAAGAAGCTGATAAATATATGAAAGCATTAAGCGAAATGTATTTTTATATAAACTCAATGCACATAGAAAACAGAGAATTAAGATTAAACAACAGTAACATTAAACAAGAAATAAGAAAACAAACTTTGGACTTTTACGAGTTTAAAAATAATGTAAAAGAAATAATAAAATAAAACAAAATGAACAGAGAAAAACTATTAGACTTGTACAACAAGTACGAACTAACAAAAGATGATGTATATAAGCATCAACATTATGTAATTATTACAAGAATGGGTATTGAAAAAATACAAGCAAAAGAAAATATTGCTATAACCTATGAAGTTATTAAGTGTGAGACTAACTTTGCAGTATTTAAAGCAAATGCTTATATTAGTACAAAACCTAACACAACTATAGAAACTTTTGGCTCTGCTTTAAAAGGAGCTTCATTTAAGGATGGTAATTGTAATACTTGGTATGTAGCTGAAATGGCAGAAAAAAGAGCCTTGTCAAGAGCAGTACTTAAGCTAACTGGCTTCTATGAGTTAGGAGTATTTGGAGAAGATGAATCAGAAGATTTTAAAAAAGTAAATAAAGATAAATTAATAAACCTAAATAAATAAACAATGGCAACACTAATCAATTTAAACATTAACGTAGAAAAATTACCTAAAGAGAAATTTGTAAAAGGTAAGAAAGGAGTTTACTATAACTTTACAATAAGTATAAACGATGATAACAATCAATTCGGTCAAAATGTAACAGCCTTTGATTCACAAACAAAAGAAGAAAGAGAGGCTAAAAAACCTAAACTGTATTTAGGTAATGGTAGTACATTATGGACAGATGGCAAATCAGTTAAGCCACAGCAAGAAGCTCAACCACAAGACAAAGACAACAATGTAGATTTACCATTTTAATATTTGGGAGGGTGTAAAAGCCCTCCTTTTTTTATGACCGAAGAACAGAAAATGTTTATGCAACTCTTGGAAGAAGAGTGTGTAATAAATACTAATGACATAGTAGAATATCCACCAGTAGCAATATCTATGGGAGAAACAACTATACAAACACCTAAAGGCACAAAGACCTTGCCAATTCCGATTGGAACGTATGGCAACTTTAGTTTTGTACAAGCAGCTCCTAAAACTGGTAAAAGTTTTTTTATAAGTCTTTTAGCTTCTGTTTATTTAGGAGGTTCAAATAAGTTTGGTGGAGATTTAAGAGGACATAGGGGAGATAAATGCCTTATACATTTTGACACAGAGCAAGGTAAGTTTCACGCAAGTAGAACAATGAAAAGAGCTATTTCAATGAATAACAATGTAGATACTGCTTGTTATCATACTTTTGGATTAAGAACAGTAGGATATAAAAATAGAGTAGCATTTATAGAATATTATTTAAAAGAAAAAATAGAGAAAGGTAAAGTAGGTTTAGTCGTAGTAGATGGAATTGCTGATTTATGCTCTGATGTAAATTCGATGGAGCAATCTAATTTTGTAGCACAAAAATTAATGGAATGGTCGCAGAAGTTTAATTGCCATATTATTACTGTAATACATAGTAATTTTGGTAGCGACAAACCCACTGGAAATTTAGGTAGTGCGTTAGAGAAAAAGAGTGAGCAACAAATACAAATAGAACGAAACACAGTAAACAAGGATTGGATAACAGTTAAATGTAAACGAAGCAGAGGTTTTGCTTTTGAAACATTTAGCTTTAAAGTTAATGACGTAGGTCTACCAGAGATAGTTGGAGATTTATATAATCCCTTAAAAGGTGTAAGTTTTTAGTATGACAGAATTTTTAGAAGTATTAGGTAAAAATCATAAAGAGTGGGTAGATTTAGCAAAGAATTTAGGCGCAAAAGATTATGCAGAGGATATAGTTCAAGAAGCATATATTAAAATAACTAAATATGCACATAACAAAAATGTATATAGCAATGGTAAATATTCTAAAGCTTATATGTATTTTACTATTAGGTCTGTGTTTATAGATTATATAAGAACCAAAAAAAATATACATAAGATACAAATAGAAGAATTCTATAAAGACAAAGAATTTAATGAGATTCCAGAGAAAGATATGCATAAGTTTACAGCTACTGATGAAATAAAAAAAGAAGAAGCGTTTTGGAGATTATGCGAGAAGATGGATAATGAGTTAGATAATTGGCATTGGTATGACAAAAGTATTTATGAATTATATAGAGATACAGATTTAAGCATTAGAGGTTTATCAAGTGAAACTAAAATAAGTCCAGTTAATATATTTCACACACTAAAAAAAGGCAAAGATAAAATAAGAGATAAGTTTAGTGAAGACTACGAAGATTTTAAAAACGAAGATTACAATTTAATATGAAACCACCAAAAGACAAACGTACTAAAGAGTACAAAGAATGGAAAGCAAATTACGACAAACAATCAAAAGGTCTAGGAGATACTATTGCCAAGATTACTAAAGCTACTGGAATAGCTAAAGCTGTGAAGTTTATAGCTGGAGAAGATTGTGGCTGTAATGAAAGACAAATAGCACTAAATAAAGCATTTAGATATAAAAGACCAAAGTGTTTACTAGAAAATGAATATGTTTATTTAAAAGAATGGTTTGCATTAAACAGAACAAGAGTAAACCCATCAGAACAAAAACAATTATTAAAAATATACAACAGAGTATTTAATGATAAAAAAGTAATGACATCTTGTGGGAGTTGTATAAGAACTATAACTAATGAATTAAACTCTTTATATAAAACTTATGGAAATTAGACCACGTATTAACGGAAACAAAAAAGCAGCTTACGAGAACATAACCAAGAAAGAAACAAGAGTGCTTGTTATAGGAGACTTACACGAGCCATTTTGTTTAGATGGATATCTCGAGCATTGTCAAGAAACCTATGGTAAATACAATTGTAATAGAGTTGTGTTTATAGGGGATGTTATAGACAACCATTACAGTAGTTACCACGAATCAGATGCCGATGGTTTAGGTGGTGGACAAGAGTTAGAACTTGCAATAAGTAAAATAGCTAACTGGTACAATGCTTTTCCTAAAGCTCACGTTACTATAGGAAATCACGATAGACTTATAATGCGTAAAGCACAAACAAGCGCAGTACCAAAGAAATGGATAAAAGCATACAAAGATGTATTAGAAGTGCCACAATGGAAGTTTGTAGATAGAGTAGTTATTGATGGGGTGCAGTATATACACGGAGAAGCTGGAACTGCAAGAACTAAATGTAGAGCAGATATGCAAAGTACAATACAAGGACACTTACACACACAATGTTACACAGAATGGTATGTAGGTCAAAACTTTAAAGTATTTGGTAGTCAAGTAGGTTGTGGAATAGATGCAACTGCTTATGCTATGGCATATGCTAAAAGAGGAAAGAAACCAGCTATTGCTTGTGCAGTAGTGTTAGGAGGACATACAGTAATAAACGAACTAATGGAATTATGAAAAATAAAAAATACACAACCAAAGAAAGATTTAAAATACTTGAATCTACAGTAGCTACTTTATATGTAGCAATAGAAAAGCTATCAAGGAGAGTTGATGTTGTTGATGAGTTCCTAACTAAAGCAACCAAAGACTTTAAGGATGAATGAAAAACTTACATTAGAGTATATTAATAATGAATATAATTTAAACGCTTATTTAGTAAAAGATGAGTTTAGTTCTTATGATGCTGAATGTAAAGATTATATAATAGAAATTAAAAACAGAAGAAAGTACTATAAAGAAAAATTAATAGAAGCTAATAAATTATTTGCTAATTATAATAAAGCACAAATAAAAAACAAAGATTTTTTATATTTAGTTACAGATGAAAAAGGAGTTTATGTTTTTAATATAAGCAAAAATATAGAAGAAATAATAAACAAAAAATTAGTACCTATATCTTGTGAAGCAACAACAAAGTTTAAGAACGATAAGATTATTACAAAATACTCTTATATTTTAGAAGATAAATTATGTAAAAAAATATAATTTATAAACAAAATTGTTTATATTTGCACAAAACAAAACAAAATGAAAAAAGAAATAACAGTAGAATATGATAACATAGCATTAGTTGTTGTAGGAGAATATCAAAAAGGACAAGATGGAAGTTATATGTATCCAGATTTCAGTAGTGATTTTAATTGTTTTAAAGTGTTATGTGGAGGACAAGACATTATAGACATACTAGAACAAGAAGTAATTGATGAGCTAGAGAATCAAGCTATAGAAATAATTGAAGAACAATGGTAGTTTTATTTGATGCAGATAGTTTAGTGTATTCTTCTTGCTGTGGTGTTGATGACATACTAGATGAAGCTATAGGAAAGTTTGATGAGATATTTATGTCAATTGTAAATAGACTAGAAGAAACCTACCAAATAGAAAGAGTAATTACTTTTAACAATAGTAAGGGTAATTTTAGAAAACTACTAGACCCAAACTATAAAGCAAACAGAAAGAAACAAGAACATCCTAAATTACTATATGAGATGCACGAACATATCCAAGAGATATATAGCACAAAAAGTTCTTATGGTGTAGAGACAGATGATTTGGTTGCAACGTATTGGAAAACACTTACAGACGAATTAGGACACAACAATGTAATAATAGTATCACTAGATAAGGATTATAAACAACTACCTTGCCTTATGTATAACTATCACTACAAACACCAAGAGATAATAGATATAAGTCCTTACGAAGCTTTATATAACTTCTACGAGCAAATGATAGTAGGAGATAGTGCAGACAATGTAAACTACTGCAAAGGTTATGGTAAGGCATATGCAAAGAGATTGTTTAAAGATTGTGAGACACATTATCAATTTACTAAAAAGACATACGAGTTATTTAAAACAATATACAAATCAAAAGCAAAATTAAAATACATACAATGCTATAACTTACTTAAATTAAGAACTGAATGAGATGGTTCAAACCCTTAAAAAAAGATAAGCCTAATAAAAAACAAAAGGCAGCAAGAAGAAAGCAAAGAGAAAGATTTATAGAAGAAGAAAGAAAACCTAATATAAAAAGAAATGGGGTTTTGATAAAAAAAGATAATAATGAATTATAGAAAATTATATGAAGAATATCACAATTTAAAAATACCAAAAGATTGGGATATACATCATATAGATGCTGATAGAGAAAACAATAAAATTGATAATCTAATAATGTTGCCATCTAAATTACATCAAGCATTACATAATCATATTGGTTTATTGCCGAAAAGACAACTTAAAGTTTTAAGGCGATGGTATAAAAATAAAGGAATTAACTATACTCCTTATTTTTTAGGAAAAGAAATAAGAGAAGTAGTTAGCTCTATGAAGCTACCAAAAAGATTACAAAAAAGAAATAAAATATATATAGAAAATAAAAGAAAAAAATATATAGAATACACAAAAAAACATAATAAAAAAACGGATAAATTAATAGATAGTTTATATGAAGATAATGAATTTGAAGAAAATTATACTTGTAATTGGATGCCAGATAATAAAATTATAAATTATAAATTAGCATTGAATGAAATTAAATTAAAAGATATTAGAGAGAATATAATAGAAAATATAGAGGAAGAAAGAAAGCCCAGAGTAAAAAGAAACGGAGTATTAATAAAAGATAAGAACAATGAGAGCAACTCAACCACACTATGAAAACGGAAAAGGATATGATGTTATAGACTTTATCAAAGACTACAACTTAAACTTCAATAGAGGAAACATAATAAAGTACATAAGTAGAGCAGACAAGAAGAATCACGAACTAATGGATTTACTAAAAGCTAAAGACTATCTTGAAAGAGAGATTGAATATGTACGAAACACAAGGACTCAAGAATGATATAATATATCAATTTTACTACATCACATTATACGATTACGAGAAAGGAACTGAATTAGACGAATTAAGAATTATCTTATACGACTATGAAGACAAAGAAATGTACTTGGAATGTGAAGGAATTAAACTAGCAATAGAACAAATAGAATTTACACAATTAATAAAAAATATAATAGATGACAACGAAAGAGATTAAAGAGTTAGTAGAAGGAGAGTTAGGATATAGAATAAATGTAAACTCCAGAAAAAGAGACATAGTCTATGGAAGAGCTATATACTTTAAGATATGTAAAGACAGAACAAACCTATCACTAAAGAAAATAGGACAAACACTAAACAAAGACCACGCATCAGTATTACACAGCATAAACAACATATTCCCAGCATTTGAAATGTATAATCCTAAATATATGGAAATATACAATAGAATAATAGCAACAGAAGAATACATACCTAAACACCAAAAACTAAAAACACTACAAGAAGAACATAGAAAACTAGAAACAAGATTTAAGTTTTTAAAAAAAATAAAAATAGACCCAAAGTTAAGACCTATATTAGAAACAATACAAGAGATACCAGAAGAACAATTCCCAGTAGCAGAATATAGAATAAAAAGAGTTATTAATAGATTAAAAGAATTTGAAGAATAACAAAAACAAAGATATTTCGTTATATAAAAAACAATTGAACTCAAAATTATTCAAATATGGATGGTAGAAGAAATAACGGAGGACACTCAAACGGAGGTAGAAAGCCTAAAGCAGAAGAGGTAAAGTTAATTGAAAGACTTACGCCATTAGAACCTCAAGCTTATGCAGCTCTAAAAAAAGGAATAGAATCTGGAGAATTTAAGTTTATACAAATGTTCTATCACTACTACGCTGGTAAACCAAGAGAAACAAAAGACATCACATTAAATACTGAACAACCTTTATTTAATATTATTGATTAATGTTTGTAGTAACAACTGCAATTAAAAAACTTCTTAAACTTAAGAAACGTAAAAAGATAGTTCAAGGTGGAACATCTGCTGGTAAAACGTTTGGCATACTACCTATCCTCATAGACAGAGCTATAAGAACACCTAACGTAGAAATAAGCGTAGTTAGTGAGTCTATACCACATTTACGTAGAGGTGCTTTAAAAGACTTCCTAAAGATTATGATGATGACCAATCGTTATAATGATATGCAATACAATAAGTCAATGCTTAAGTATAAGTTTGCAAACGGAAGTTACATAGAGTTCTTTAGTGTTGAATCAGCAGACAAGTTAAGAGGAGCAAGAAGACACACACTATATGTAAATGAAGCTAACAACATACCTTACGAAGCATACAATCAATTAGCAATAAGAACATCTGGAGAGATATGGATTGACTTTAACCCTACCTCATCATTCTGGGCGCATACAGAACTACAAGGAAAAGATGATGCAGACTTTATAAAGCTAACGTATTTAGACAACGAAGCATTACCAGACACAATTATAAACGACATAGAGAAAGCTAAAGACAAAGCAAAGACATCTACTTACTGGAATAACTGGTGGAATGTTTACGGACTAGGAGAGATAGGAAGTTTAGAAGGTGCTTGTATAAAAGATTGGAAACCTATTGACTTACCAGAAGAAGCAAGGCTACTTTGTTACGGAATGGATTTTGGATATACAAACGACCCTTCTACTTTAATAGCACTTTACAAATACAACAATGCTTATATATTTGATGAGGTTATTTACCAAAGAGGATTACTAAATAGTCAGATAAGCAACTTACTTAAAACACACCAAGTAAAAGAAATCATATATGCAGATTCAGCAGAACCTAAAAGTATTGCAGAGCTGTCAAGCTATGGTCATTTAGTATTGCCAGTAAAGAAAGGTAAAGACTCAATAGTGTATGGTATCAACCTCATCAACCAAAATGAAATCTACATAACTAATAGAAGTCATAACTTAATCAAAGAACTACAGAACTACATTTGGTTAAAGAACAAAGAAGGCGAAACACTTAATAAACCAATAGATGCTTTTAACCATTGTATAGATGCGATGAGGTATGCTATCACTTCACAATTAGAGAATCCTAATAAGGGTCAATATTACATTTACTAAAAAAAGTTATTAATAATTTTGTTAATTAAATAATTAGTTATATATTGCAGTATAATTAATAACTAAAAACAAAACAATGAAAAAACTAAAACACTACTTAACATTATCATTATTCTCATTTGTATTATTAATTGCAAGTGTAGTATTATTATCGCTTGAATCTATTATACATAACTTAATATTTTAGATATGGTAGAGGTAAAACAAGGCAAGGTAACAGTATACAAAAACAACACAACAAAAGTATACACATTAAAAGAATACACAGATACAATATACTATAGAAAACTATATACAAGAATATATCAAATAATTTGTTTATTAGCTACTATGTTTATTCCAGCAATAATGATTAACTTGTTTAAATGACAAGAAATGTGAGAAAAGCTATTAGCTGGTGTTTAAAGAATGACATAAAGGTAATAGTAAAACCATTAACAAGAACAAGAAGACCAGAAGTTAAATTAGAGATACATAGAGAAGGAAGAATACAAATAGGAAATGAAACATACATACAAGACAAAAAACTAGGAGATAAGATACAAGAACTGTACTTATACCTATATAAGACATTAAGATAATTTTTAGGTTAATAGTTGGAAAAGAGGGTTGCTTTATACAAAGTAATCCTTTTTTCGTTTTATAAAAAACACTTTATGCAATTAGAAGTTTCTATACCTAGTACACTAAAAGAAGTCAAGTTAAAAGACTATCAAGATTTCTTACTTATAGAGAATCCAAGTAATGATGATTTACTTAAATGCATCCTCAACATAAACACAAAAGAGCTAGGTAAGATTAAAGACAAAGATATAGATTACTTAATCAATCACATCAATAAACTATTTGACCAAGAACATAAGTTTATCCCTACGTTTAATTTAAATGGTGTTTCTTATGGTTTTATACCAAACCTTGATGAAATTACCTATGGAGAAAATAAAGACGTTACAAGCTATATAAATGAATGGGGTAATATGCATAAAGCAATGGCTGTATTATTTAGACCACTTAAACAAAAGCAAGGACATAAGTATCTAATAGAAGAATACGAAGGAAGCCACAAGTACAGCGAGGTAATGAAAGAGATGCCATTAAGTGTTGTATTAGGTGCTATGGTTTTTTTTTACAATTTAACCAACGAATTGCTGAACTATATACCGAGCTATTTGGAGAAAGAACTAGTGAAGGAACAGACGATAGGTCAAATTTCTCAAGAAAATGGGGAAGCTATTCAGAACTATATACACTTGCTCAAGGAGACATTACAAGATTTAAAGAAGTTGCAAGACTTCCGTTACACCAATGTTTAATGTACTTGGCATTTGAAAAAGAAAAAGCAGAATTAGAAACAAGAATGATAAAACGTAAATTAAAATAATATGCAAGGATTTTATAATCTATCCGAAAAGATAAGACAAACACTACAATTAGATGACTTTGTAAATACAGTTACCTATGGAGATTTATTTGAAGTAGACTTAAACAAACAAACTATATTTCCATTATCTCATTTTATGGTAAATAGTGCAACAATGCAAGGTAACGTATGGAACTTTAGTTTATCGCTATTATGTATGGATATAGTAGATGAGAGTAAGAACTTTGCAGATGGAATACCACAAGAGTTTAGAGGAAACAATAACGAGCAAGATGTATTCAATACACAACTAGCAGTAGCAAACAGATTACTAGAGTTATTATACAGAGGAGATTTATACGTAGACAAATATCAATTAGATGGAGACCCTACATTAGAACCTTTTGTAGATAGATTTGAAAACAAGTTAGCTGGATGGACAGTATCTTTTAATGTGCTAATACCTAACGATATGACTATATGCTAAAGAACTTACAAAAAGAGTTACAATCATTAGGGAGTTATGTAGTACAAGAATCAAGGAGAAACCTTACTAAAGGTGGCTATAAAAACAAAGGTCATAATGTAACAAGAGGATTATTTAATAGCATTGGCTATGATGAGGAAAACAAAAATGGTGTATATTCTATTGAGTGGTTTATGGATGAGTACGGAACATTTTTAGACAAAGGTGTAAAAGGTACTAAATCAAATTATATTGAAAATAAAAATTCTCCTTATAGTTATAAAAACAAAAAACCACCAATGCAACCTTTAGCTGATTGGGCAAAAAAAAGAAATATAAGATTAAGGCAATATAAAACAGTAGATGGAAAAAAAGTAGCAACTGGTAAATTTGCTAAAGGAAGTTATAAGACTATAGGGTTTATATTACAAAAAAGCATATTTGAAAAAGGCATTAAACCATCTTTCTTTTTTACTAAAGCATTTAATAGTGCATTTAAAAAATATCCTAAATTATTACAAGAAGCATTTGCACAAGACATAATAGACATATTTAAAAACAACAACAATGAGTAAAATTAATGTAAGAAGTCCTTACTTCGTAAACCTATCAACTACTAATTTGGAAAGCGCAACGCTTGAGATAAGGATATATAAAGGAGCAGCAGAAACAACTTGGCAAGGAAGTCCACAATACACATTAACCTCAACAGCTATAGATGAAAAGATAAACTTTGAAATAGCAGAGTTAATAAAAGACTACATACCAGCAGCATTTAACGGAATATATCCAAGTCAAACCTTTTCAGAAGATGACAATACTACTGTTTATGTTGATTATAGAATTTCAGAAACATTAGTAGGCCCAATACTTTCTCCACCAGTAGATGTATTAGGTGTTAGAGCGTTTTATGGATATGGATATTTTGAAGAAGGCGCAAACCCTCAACTATTACAAGGCTACTTACAATCAAACACAAAAATACTAAAGCTACACGATGCCCCTATAAGAATACCAGTAGATAATAAAAACACAAACTCTGTTGCATTTTTATATCAAGGACAACAAGTATATTCTTGGCTTCCTAGCGTTGGTCTTAAAATACAAGACCAAATTGTTTATGTTAGTAATGGTGTTAATGGTGCAGATAGCTTTGAAGAAAGAGTAGAACTAGATGGAGGTACATTTGAAGATAATGCTTGTATTAACGAGTTTGAAGATGACTTTGAGTTATTTCCAGTTGATGAGGTTTATGTTAGTGGAGTTGAAGGATTGACTGTAATTCAAGTAGATAATATAGACGAATGCAAATACACCCCTTACAAACTAACATTTATAAATAAGTTTGGAGCATATCAAGACATTTGGATGTTTAAGAATTCTAAACTTGCAATGACTACTCAAAAAGACAAATACAAATCTAACATACTAAACAACGGAACATACGAAACATACAACGCACAAGTTAGATTACTATCTAAAAACGCAAATCAAAGACTTACGTTAAATAGTGGTTATTATCCAGAAAGCAATAACGAAATATTCAAACAACTATTTTTAAGTGATAAAGTATGGATAGAATACAAAGAAAAAACATTAGCTGTAAATATTGAGAACAACAATATAGATTACAAAACAAGTCTTACTAATAGTTTAATAAACTACACAATAGATGTAAGCTTTGCATTTGATACTATAAACAACATAAGATAAATGAATTTAGAATTATATATAGATAATGTTAGAGTTGATTTATTTAAAGATGAAGCAATTACTATTACAGATACTCAACAGAACATTCGTGATATTGCTTTGGTGTTTACTCCTTTTAGTCAGCAGTTCAACTTACCAGCATCCTCTACTAACAATAAGATATTTAAGCATTACTACAACAACGATATAGTAAATGGATATGATGCTAGGTTTAGAGTAGATGCTATTATAAAACTTGATGGAGCAGATTTTAAAGTAGGTAAAATTAGATTAGATTCTGTATCTATGAAAAACAATAAAGCACACGCTTATAAGGTTGTGTTCTTTGGCAATACTTCAAGCCTTAAAGATATATTTGGAGATGAAACATTAAGTGCTTTAAATCCATTATCTGCATATGACATTAGTTTTGATGCAGCTACAAATGATTTTAGAAACGCTTTTACCGATGGTTTACAAAGTGCTGGTGTAGTTGCTTCAAACAAGTTTAATAGAAATTTAATTGTGCCTTTAATTACTTTAGAAAATTATTATAGTTATGATTATACAAACACAATAACTACACCTAATTTACATAATGTTAATTTCTTTACAGAATTACAAACGGAATTAAAACCAGCAATAAAAAGTAAAAGAATAATTGAAGCGATACAAACACAATACAATATTGAGTTTAATATGGTAGATGAAACTGGTATAACTAGCTTTTTTAATAGTGATGTTTTTGAAGATTTATATTTATGGATGCATAGGGAAAAATCTCCTATTACAGCACCAGAAACAGTTCCACCTACTTTTGGAGTTAATACTTTACAAAAAAACAAAAAATTAACATTTGCAGACTTTACTTATGATAGTGGAACTAACTATTTAAGTGGAGGGGATTTAGTTATTAGTGATGAATATTTATATACAATAAGAATAACATTTCAAACAAGCGCAGATAGAGAGTTAGAAATTATAACAATAGATAAACCTACTAACGAGTTATTAGATTATCAAACTAAAATTACAAACGCAAACAACTTTAATATTACACTTCGTGATTTATCAAGTGGAACTTTATCATCAAGAACTTATGATTTACAATTTAGAATAAATGCAACTACAAATTTAGGAACTTTATTTCAAGCTAAACCAACTGGTATATTTATAACTAGAAAACTACGCTCTGATGGAAGTACTGTTGATACTGGTACTTTTGGTTATTCTGCATTTTCTTTACAAAGTAATATTTATGTACAAGATTACTTACCTAAAATGAAAGTGATAGACTACTTGACTACTTTGTTTAAGATGTTTAATTTAACTGCATATACTAAAAGAGGTTCTAGTAAAATATATGTAGAAACATTTGATGACTTTATGTCTACTGGAAACACTCACGATATTTCTAAATACATAGTTGTAGATTCTAACACTATAGATAGACCAGTACCATATTCAAGAATAAACTTTAATTATTCTCCTTCTGTTACTCAAACATCTTTAAGATACTTAAATCAGTTTAGCCAACAGTTTGGAAACCTTAACTATTCAGCACCAGAAAAATACGATGGTCAAAGCTACGACATACAAGTAGATGGGCAACGTAGTCAATTAATAAATATAATAGATGAAAATGGAGATTTTACTGGAATTGTTTATGGTTGGTGGGTAGATGCAGAAAGTAAAACTACATTAGGTAGTCCGTATATGTTTTTTAATGATTTAATTGATATAGCAGAATACCCAATTACATTAAGTGAATTTGACCAATACAATGCGCCTTCTAATGTTAGTCCAGACAGAAATCATACTTTAAACTTTGGAATTGAGTATAACGAATATACTGGTAATGTAAATGAAAATAGTTTGTTCAATAGATTTTATTCTCAATACATAGTTAAGCTTTTTGAAGAACAAGCTAGAGTTGTAAAGTTTACTGCTCAATTACCCTCATCAATAGTTTTAAATTATGAACTAAATGATGTGTTTATTGTAAACGGACAAGAGTACTTTATAAATAGCATAAGAACTAATTTGCTAACTAACAAAAGTGAATTGGAATTAATAACCAAACAAAGTGATTACACACCAAGCGTATTAACATAATGATAGTAATAAAATTATTAAACATAGATGAGTTTTACGGAGTAAGCGAAACTATAGAAATAGCAAAAGGCAAAAACAAAATGCCAGAAACATTTAAAGAAGGATTCAAACAAATTAAAAGACATACAAAATGGCAGAAAAATACAAAATAGAATTTGAGGTAGATTCTAGTGGAGCAGTAAAAAGTGTTGAAAAGGTAGACGATGCTTTAAAGGATACTGGTAAAACAGCCAAAAAGGAATTATCTGCAATTGAAAAAGGCGTAAAAAAAGTAGGTCAAGCTGGAAAGACTATAGCAAGTGGTGGTTTAAAAGCTATAGGTTTAGGTTTAAGAGGTATTGGTAAGGCTTATTTAGCTGCTGGTATAGGAATAATAGTATCTGGGTTTACATTTTTATATAATGCTTTAAAAGAAAATCAAGAAGTATTAGATACGTTTAATACTGTGTTTGAAACTTTATCTATTATTGGAAGTCAAGTTGCTGATGTTATAGTTAATGTTTATAAAAGTGTAGCAAGTGCTACAGAGAATTTTGATGCTTTAGGTAAAGTCATAAAAAGTTTATTAACTATTTCTATTATACCTTTAAAATTAGCTTTTGATGGAATTAGATTAAGTTTACTATCAACACAATTAGCTTGGGAAGAATCCTTCTTTGGAGATGAAGACCCAGAAACAATTAAAAGACTTAATGAATCTATATTTGAAACAAAGCAAAGTCTAGCAGACACAGCCAATGAAGCTATATCTGCTGGTAAAAGTATTGTTACAAATTTTGGAGAAGCAGTTACAGAAATTGGTAATATATCAACACAAGTAATTGAAGGAGTTAAAGACATAAGTATTGAAGCTGCAATTGAAACTGCAAAAACAAATGTAGCATTAAAGAAATCTGCTGAATTAGCAAGAGTTGAAAATCAAGGGTTAATTGAGCAATATGACAGACAAGCCGAACAACAAAGACAAATAAGAGATAATGATTTAATTTCTATTGAACAAAGAATAGTAGCTAATGATAAACTTAAAGCCACATTAGAAGAACAAGAAAAATTAATGCTTGAAAATGCTCGTTTAATACAAGCATCTGCACAAGCACAATTTGATAAAAATGCAAGTGATGAAAACGCATTGATATTAGCTGAAGCTAAAAATGAAGTTAAAGCTGTAGAAGCACAGATTGAAGGCTTTATGTCTGAACAAGAATCTAACAGAGTTGCTTTATTAAAAGAAAAAATAGAGTTAGAACAATTTAGTGATGAAGCTACTGCAATTAGACAAAACGAACAAAGATTGTTTAACGCAGAAATGATACAGAATGATGTCCAAAGATTGCAAATATTTTTAGACAATTTAGAAATTGAAAAAGAAGCAGAAGAAAAAAGATTACAAGAAAAAAGAAATGCTTTTCAACAAGGAACACAAGCCTATATAGATGCTAACAATGAGTTACTAGATTATCAACAAGCTAATGCTAATCAACAACAAAAAATAGAACAAGAGTTAGGAGATGCTAAATCAGAACAAATTAAAAAAACATTAGGAGACATAGCAACTATAGTTGGTCAAAATAGCAAATTTGGAAAAGCAGTTGCAATAGCACAAGCATTACAAGATACTTATGCTGGAGCAAATAAAGCTCTTGCACAAGGTGGTATATATGGTTTTATAGGTGCAGCAGCAGTAATAGCTACTGGTGTAAGAAACGTAAAACAAATAGCATCAACTAAACCACCAGAGCCACCAGCTGGATTAAGAGGTGGAGGAGCAAGTACTTCTGTGGCAACACCAAGTATTCCAACACCTACTGCACCACAAACACCATCGTTTGATATATTAGGTACAAGTACAACAAACCAAATAGCTTCTGCATTAGGACAACAAGCACCAGTACAAGCATTTGTTGTGAGTCAAGATGTTACAACTGCACAAAGCTTACAAAACAATATTGTACAAGGCGCATCGCTAGGATAATAAAACAAAAAAGTAAATTAAACGTTTATAAAAAAAGAACTATGGAAATTATAGAATTAATAATAGATGAGAACGAAGAACTATCTGGCATAGAAGCTATATCAGTAGTAGAGTCTCCAGCAATAGAAGAAGATTTTATAGCACTTAAAAACCAAGACCAAATAAGACTTGCAGAAATAAGTAAAGAAAAAAGACTACTTATAGGTGCAGCACTTATACCAGAACGACCTATTTATCGTAAGAATGGAGAAAATGAGTTTTACATCTACTTCTCTAAAGATACAGTAGCAAAAGCATCTCAAATGTTTTTAAAACGAGGTAATCAAGGACAAGCAACATTAGAACACACAGAAGAAAAACTATCTGGTATGACTATAGTTGAATCTTGGTTAGTAGAGGATGATGTACACGACAAATCTCGTAAGTATGGTTTAGATATGCCTTTAGGTACTTGGATGGTTGCAATGAAAGTTGATAACGATGATATTTGGAACAACTATGTAAAAGAAGGTAAAGTAAAAGGCTTTTCAATAGAAGGCTACTTTGCTGACAAACTAAATAGACCACAAGATAAACAACAAGACCAATTAAGCGAAGACGATAAACTACTAAACGAAATAATAGATGTACTCAAGGAATCAGAGACCAACAAAAAGTAGAACTAGTCCACAAGGAGGAAAAAGAGGATGTCTATGTAAAGACAATACTTACAATTCTAAATGTTGTAACGGAGATTTACAAAATCAAGGAATTGGTAATTTATCTGGAGGTTCAGAAATAGTAGAATTTTTAGCACAAGAAAACGAAAGTTTAATTTTACAAGAAAATAATTCTAACATAATAACATAATGGCAAATTTAAAAATATCACAACTACCAGTATCAACTGCCTTACAAGGCGATGAATCTATCGTAGTAGTACAAAGCAACACAACTAAACAATCAACAGTACAACACATACTAAATTATATTGTACCCACATCTGTTACAGTATCAAACGGACAAACTATAAACCTTTCAGATTCTAGTTATGCAACAAGTGAACTAATTAGACTTACTTGGTCTGGTGCTAATGGCACAATGACTTTAAACTTACCAAGCGCAGCAAGTAATGAAAACAGAGTAATGAGGTTTATATCTAATGGAGGATTTGCAACTGCAACAAGAGTAGAATTAACTCCTATAGGTGGAGATGAACTAGATGGAAATGCTGCTGCTTATGTAATAAATAAAGCATTTGAAGGCATACAAGTTTGGTCTGATGGTGTTGAGTGGTTTATCATTCAAAAGAAAGCTTAATAACGAATTTACAACACTAAATATAGTAATTCGTTTTATAAAAAAGTAAATACTTAAAATTAATATATATGAACTCTAAAGAAACCCTTAACAAAGTTAAGACATTACTAGGTTTGGAAGTTCAGTTAGAAGAGAGAAAGTTGGAAAACGGAACTCGCTTTGAAGCTGATTCATTTGAAGCTGGTAAAGAAATCTTTATCATTACTGATGAAGATGAAAGAATTGCAGTACCAAAGGGAGAGTACCTTTTAGATGATGGCTTTACAGTTATCGTTGAAGAAGATGGTATTATCTCTGAAGTTAAAGAAGCAGTTGAAGAAGTAGTAGAAGAAGTTGTAGAAGCACCAGTTGTGGAAGAAGTTGAAGCTGCTGAAGAAGAAGAAGTAATGGATATGAGTAAAATGGAAGAAAGAATGAAATATCTTGAAGATGCTATGGAAGAATTAAAAGCCAAGTACGAAGATAAAGAAGACTTAAGTTCCGAAGAAACAGAAGTAGAGTTATCTGCTGATGTAAAACCAATCAAACATAACCCAGAGTCTAAAGGAGAAGTAGAAATGAACCTTTACGCTCAAAACAAACCAATGAGTACTCAAGATAGAGTATTTGCTAAATTATTTAAAAACTAAAAATTAAAAACCAAAATTATGTCAAATAAGATAGACCTAGCAACAACAGTGAATATTACTAGCAGTTATTCTGGTGAATTTTCATCACGTTACATCTCGGCTGCGTTATTAAGCTCGAGTACAATTGAAGACGGAGGCGTAGAAGTTATGCCAAACGTAAAATTTAAATCAGTTATCCAAAGAATTGAAACTGGTAGCTTAATCGCAGATGGAACTTGTGATTTTTCTGCAAGTTCAAATGTGAATTTAACTGAAGTAGTTATCCAACCAGAAGAATTCCAAGTAAACTTACAATTATGTAAGTCTGACTTTATCAACACTTGGGAGTCAATTCAAATGGGATATTCTGCATTCAATCCAAACGGATTACCATCATCATTCGCTGATTATTTAATCGGACACGTAGCATCTAAAGTTGCTGCTGCAAACGAAACTAATATCTGGACTGGAAATTTAGGTGGAGCGCAAGCTGGAGAATACAACGGATTAGAAACTCTTGCTGCTGCTGATGCAACAGTAATTGATGTACCAACTCCAGTTGCTTTAACTGCTGCTAACATCATTGATGAAATGCAAAGAGTTGTGGATTTAATTCCAAACGCACTTTACGGAAAAGAAGATTTAAAGTTATACGTATCTAACAAAGCTGCTAAATTATACATTAGAGCTTTAGGTGGATTTGCTGTAGCTGCAACATCAAACGCTGGTTCTGATAACAAAGGTACTCAATGGTACGGAGGAGGAAGCTTATCATTTGGTGGTATTCCAATCTTTGTAGGTAGAGGAATGTCAGATGATACAATGATGGCTGCTCAATCTAGTAACCTTTTCTTTGCAACTGGATTACTTAACGATTACAACGAAGTAAGAGTAATTGATATGACTC